GTCTTGGCAATAATATCTGTAAGAATCGTTGCATGAAGTAAAAAGAAAAGAAAATATATATATTGAAAACAATATGTATAAATTTAGCCGTTTTCTATACACATAACTTATCATTTATTTTCCTTCAATCCTTGTCAAAGCTTTGTTGACCCTCAGCTCCATCTGCCTCACATCTACATACATCCAAGCAATCAACGGAATCAACAACAACAAAACGACCAATAGAACAACAATCAGTAGGATGGCGAGTGTGTCATGCTGAGAATCATTAGCCATATCCACATCAGCATCAGCACTGTAATTGCTGTAGCCGCCATTCTTCCCTTTATTAGATCCGCCTTTTGCTCCCGTTGCCATTTTGCCCTACGCTCCTTCAGCATTTCCTCTCGTCTTGCTAGCGCTTGCACATTGGCAATGTGACCAATTTGCTGATTGACCCGAGTATACAAGTCCTTCAATTCATGTGGAACGTGGTACACCATGTAATCACTCAACTCCTGATTCAGCTTCTCCATCTGCAAATTGGCAATCGTGATCTTGATTGCGGCCTCTTGGCCTTCGTCATTGTTTGCATGGAGAGCAAATTCTTCCTGTTCTTTGACGTAATTCTTCAGTGAGTTATACGCTTGGAAGAACTTGATGAGAGCATCACTGACCTGCTGGTAAATGAGGTTTTCGTCAAACTCTGGCGGTGGCTCTTTCTTTTTCTTGACCTTCTTGGCGGGTTGAGCAACTTGTGGCTGCTCTTCCTCTTTCTTGCCAAAGACGCTACTTAAGAACCCAAGAAGACCTTTGGCTTTCTTTTGTGCTGTCTTAACGTCTTTGACAACTCCATCAACTTCATGGGCAATGTCAGTAACGATTTGCCTCCCCTCTTTATACATTTCACAAGCATCTTTACAGAGCTTAAAAGCCCCGCTTGCAAGTGCAACAAGAGTAAATGGGTCAATTTGTTACTCCGCTGCAGGTGTAGTTGGTGCAGGTGTTTCTTCAACAACTGGTGCAGGTGTTTCTTCACCGACTGGTTCAGGTGTTTCTTCACCGACTGGTTCAGGCATTTCTTCGACAACTGGTTCAGGCATTTCTTCGACAACTGGTTCAGGCGTTTCTTCGCCAACTGGTGCAGGTGTTTCTTCAAGCGCAGGAATAGGATCACCAATAGGTGCGGGTGGTGGCACTATGGCAGGCCCAGGTTCTTGATATTTAGTATGCAAGAAGTCAATAAACTTGTGTAGTTCATCTGAAACATCTGTTTCAAAGTCTTTTAAGTGCTCTCTAATGTCTTTTAAAAATTGCATAAATTACTCCTGTGGTAGTTCAATGGGTGATTCTTTAGGCTTAGCAGCATCTTGAATTGCTTGAATGAGTTGATATACTTCCTGATAAGGACGTGTACCAAGATAACCAAGTACTTGATTAACTGTTTCAATCGGTAGTTTAAGTTCCATCTTTAACTTACTATAGTTTATTCTTTAGGTTTTACATCAGTTACAGATTCAGTTAAAGACTGCTTTAGCATATTTACAAAAGCATCACGACCAACTACAAGTTGATCTACATTGAATTTTGCAGAATTTGTTTTTCTTTCTAGATCATCAATATGAGCTACAAGAATTTTTTGTTGTTCACTAAAATTATCATAGTCATACTCAACGCCATCAATCGTGATTTGGGGTTTTGTGTTGTTGCCCATTTCATTTTCCTTTGATTTGACACCAAGATCAGGTGGTGACTTCCTGTTTTAATTTTTGTTTAGCTCCATGTTGCCGTTGGAACAGTTGGAAATGTTGCAGGTGTTGTTGGGGGATTAACACCAATTGCACGAACAACACTTCTATATGTTAAAAATTCTGCTTGATTTGTCAAATGTGGATTTGAAACAGCAGGGTCAGCAACACTAGCAATTGCAGTCCAATCAGTCGCAGACAACAATGCAGAGGCTTGTGCGATATTTTGGGCTTGAATTTGTTGACCTTCCCATACAGGATAAGCTGCATCAAGTTGTGCTTGTGTTGGTTGTGCGCCTAATTTTTCAGTATTCCAATAAGATATTTCTTCTGGATTATCTCCAGTTTGAACAACTGTAAAATCAGTGCTTACATAAGAAATATTGTTTACACTTAGATAAGCTTTAATTTCATCATTAAGTGACATATTTTTTCCTTTTTAGTTAGAGATGCCATATAAAGAAATTGTGCCAGATGACATATTTCCAGAAGCAGTTAATACTTTTATAGCTGTAACATTCAAATTAACATTAGCACTTCCACCAAAAGTTTCTGCTATGTGATAATCTCCAGATTGATGATAATAACTACTAAACCCATTTATTTCAGCAACATATGAGGAAGTTACACCTGTGACATAAAAAATACCACTTGTTTGAACGGCAGCATTTAGTTGTGTTGTTAAATACATTCCAGATGCTCCTACGTTGTTAGTAGCATTGATAGTACCACCAGAAACACGAATACCAGTTGTGTTATATCCTGAAGTTGTATATGTAGGTCCACCCCCAGAACCAAGTTGTACAATTAAATTTGGTGAGCCTGTATTTGCTACATTGAAATTGAAAATAACAAAATAATAAAGATAGCCACTTAATCCAGTAAATGCAAAAGATGATGAACTAGATGCAGTTAAGGTGCTAATTAAAGTCATAGCACCAGAACTAGGACTTGTCCATGTTGGCGCTGATCCTGATCCTTGCGATGTTAATACTTGACCTGATGAACCGTAGTTTGCGCCAGCAATTCCTAATTGACCTGCTGTACCAACACGAAAACGTTCGTTATTATTAGTTGCAAAAATTAACGGGATAGAGGTAATTGTATAAATCCCTAAAGAAAGAGATGATGCATAAATTTGCGCAACGTTTGTACCACTTGAATTGAAATCAAGCTCACCACCAGAAGAACCATTTAATGTAATAGTTGAGTATCCTGCATAACTATTAGGGCTTGTTGTTCCTAGTCCCAAGTTACCACTATTATTTAGTGTCATTGCTTGGGTAAAAGTTTGTCCATATTTGGTTGTGCTTGTACCAGTTTCAAAAATCAACTGACGAGTTGAACTTTCCCGTAGACGCCAAGCCAAACGATTACTACCACCGTCACTTCTGTCAAACCAAACAAACGGGTCATCACTAGATTGTCCAATTGCAATAGAAGCAGCGGGATCTGCGGTAATGTCTAAAGGATAACTAGGACTACTTGTACCTATACCTAGACGATTGTTTGTTGAATCCCAAAACAAATTTGCTGAACCACCAAAAGCACCGCTATTGTTGTATTGAACATAACCGTTAGATCCACCTGGAGATGATGTTGAAACAGTAGCCCAAGTACCGTCACCCCTTAGATATGTGCTAGAAGATGGTGTTCCTGTCACTGCTCCTGATAGTGCAGTCACGCTAGAGATGATTGTTCCACTTGTAGGCAATGTCACAGAAGTGTTTGCAGTGGCTGTGAATGTTTGAGTGTATGCGCCAGCATGAGTTACATTGCCTGAAATTGTAATTGAGCTATTGTTAGCCAATGACAATAACGTTTTGTATGTTCCTGATCCTGTACCAACATACAAATTTCCATCGGTAATGTTGATGGCCAACTCACCTGTGGTAATGGTTCCAGTTCCTGTTAACGGATTATGACCAGTTGTAGAACTGTTATATGTGATGATTGGTGTATAACCTGATGCTGCCATTAGAATGTTCCTCCTGAGATGCCAGATGTGGCAGTAAGTGATGTAAATTTACCAGTTGATGCTGTTGTTGCACCGATTGGTGTGCCATCAATTGATCCACCTGTGATTGCCACGCTACTAGCATTTTGCGTTGACATTGTACCTAATCCAGTGATTGCTGTACTAGGTATTGTGGTTGACGCTGTCATCGTGCTTGTGCCATTACCGTACACATAGCCCGATAATGTGGTTGCACCAGTTCCGCCGTTAGCAACTGGTAATGCAGTACCTGAATAAGAAACTGCCAAAGTCCCATTTGTTGTAATAGGTGAGCCAGTTACAGATAAAAATGATGGTACAGTCAAAGCCACACTAGTTACAGTACCGCCTGAAGCAGGTGTTGCGCTAATTGTGATTCCTCCTGCAGTATTACTAATTGATACATTAGTACCTGCAGTTAGTGTTGAGAGCGTATAACCTGTGCCATTACCAATAGCTAATTGACCATTTGTGGGCGTTGCTGTTAATCCTGTACCACCATAAGCTACACCAATTGCTGTGGCATTCCATGTACCTGCTGCTAAAGTGCCTACACCGGTGATACCTGTATATGAGCCACTTAAACGTGAAGTACCAAGCGTGCCTGAAGTAATATTCGATGCATTAGTTGTGTCAGTTGTAGCTGATGCTGCCAACCCAGATACAGCACCTGCAGCAATTGCAATTGATGTGTTTGTAACTGAAGTAACACGACCATAAGTATCAACAGCCAAAACTGGAACTTGTGATGCAGAACCATATGTGGCAGCCGTTACACCAGAAGTTGCTAAAGCAATTGTAACAGCAGATGCACCAGTATAGCTTGTACCTGTTAGTCCTGTCCCAATGGTTAAAGCATTAGGATTAGCTGCAGTAATTGTACCAGAAGCCCCTAGTGCAATAGATGTACCATTAACAGTAACTGAACTATTAGTTAAAAATGCATTACTAAATGTTCCTGAAGTAACTTGACTTGCCGCAATAGCAATTGATGTGTTACTTGCACTTGTAATTTGACCTTGAGCATTAATTGCTAAAGTAGGCACAGATGATGCTGTGCCATATGTTGTAGCAGTTACACCTGTATTTGAAATGCTAAACTGTGTACCAGTAAGAGTTAATCCTGTACCTGCTGTATAAGCACCTGGGCCACCAATTTGTACAAAAACTAAAGGCGTTGTACCAATAGTAATAGGTAAATCAGTACTTTGTACCCATTGTGTACTTGCATTAACAGTTCCACTAATGATAAAAGTTGTATCACCAGGAGCTACTTCATTAGTTCCAGAACCTGACTGATCATAATCAGTTGCACGAGTCAACACCCAACCAACTGACCCTGATCCTACACTGGTAACAGTATAAATACCATTGTATTGTCCAGAAGTTTCATTCTTAACTAAAATTCTTTGGCCGACATTTGGGTTCGCACCATCAATTGCTAAAGTAGCAAAAGGACTTGTTTTAGTAATTGTGGCACCAACACCAGACGTACCATTGTTATACGTAACAGTGCCTAAGTCGGCGGTTGTTGCATAATTACAAGCAGCATGATAGTTAACGCCTGTTGCAATAGAATCAGCATAAGACTTATTAACAATATCATTTGCATTTACAGGTGTCGTGGAAATTGTTCCACTTGTCATAGCTACACTAGTAAATGTACCTGCTCCAGGTGTTGAGCCACCAATTGTGACACCATTAACTGTTCCGCCTGTGATGGCAACTGAACTAGCACTCTGTGTTGACATTGTGCCAAGCCCAGAAACTTGTGTGTTAGCAATTGCAATAGGCGTATCGGCTAGTGCAGTTAACTGACCTTGTGCATTGACAGTTGCTGTTAAAGTCTTAGATGATGAGCCATAAGACCCTGCAGTAACTGCAGTATTTGCAAGACTAATTGTGACAGCCGCTGATCCGGTGTATGACCCTGAATTTAACCCTGTGCCAAATGTAAGAGCATTTGGCGTTGCAGCCGTAATTGTTCCTGACCCACCTAGTGAAATAGTTGTGCCATTAACAGTAAGCGATGAATTGGTTAGTTGCGCATTTGTAATTGTGCCGCTTAATGCGGTTGTAGGAATCGTAGTACTGGCAGTCATTGCACTTGTACCATTTCCATACACATAGCCTGTTAAAGTACTTGCACCTGTACCTCCGTTTGCAGCATTTAATACACCTGATAAAACAATATTACCTGATGTTGCAGATGCTGGAGCAAATCCAGTAGTTCCTGCGCTAAATGTGCTTACACCACCTGCTTGAGTAAACTGTTTCCATACCCCATTAGCAAACCCATAATATGTGTTTGTGTCTGTGTTATATCTAATTTGACCATTAGTACCTACAGGCTGTTGAGCAGTAGTACCTACAGGGATTGTAATTGCCCCTGTTCCTGGGACAACAATGTTATTGTCAAGACCTATTGTAGGATTAGTAGATCCGTCACCCCCACTAACTACAATTTGACCACTTGTACCGGCTATTTGTCTTAATCCTGCGCCACCACCACTTACAGCAACTAATCCTGAACCAGAAAGAGCCGCAATAGCAGCGGCTATGCCATTTAATGAAAAAGTAGGGTTACCACCTGTACCATCAGCATTTGATACTGATAAACCATTTCCTGTGACTGCTAATTGTCTTGCTGCAACAGTGGTTGCACTATCTTTGACAATAATACCGCCTGATGCATTGTCTAAACTAAGTGCTGCGCCTGTTAGATTAATTCGATAATAAGAATCTGATCCACCGTCAGTAAAGTTTATCCCCGTCCCTGAAGATAAATATCTACTATTTGGAAGTGTCAACTCTTGATTGACAGTAAGAAATGTTTGTGTTTGAACAGGACTGTTTGCAATAGCAGAAACTGTAGTTTGTACAGTTTGTCCGTTTTGAACAACCGGCACTAGTTCCGCACCTGTAATAGCACTTGGGGCTGTTGGTAATTGTGATATTCGAATATTAGACATGTTATGGGCTCAAATTGTCTAGGTTTCCATCGACTTGATCTTGTGAAGTCTCTGGGGCGATACCAAATTCACCAGCACTACTAGGCACTGCAGACTGACCTGTACCATTTACGATATTAGGATCAGTTGTGATAGCATCATTATACTGAGAAATATCAGCATCAGGCCTAGGAAAGCGAATAGATATTTTTTCAGGCTGACGTGCAGGTAGTCTGTAAGGGTCTCTTTCATCATTGCAACCAAAATTACAAACACGTAACCCAGGAATGTTCCTGTCATTACCTATATCATCATATGCACGCTTCATTTTGCAGCGATCGCAGATGGCAATAGATAAGACAGTATTTCCTCGAGTATTAAGCCATATGCTCATCTTGTGTATGGGGAAATATTAGGTGCAAAATAGATGGGAGACTTATCTCTTTCTTCTTGTTCTGCTTGCATCCAAGTCTCATTTGATTCAGCTTTTAAAAGTTGAATTCGAGTTGGGTCAACTGCAGGCAGTTCAAGAGCCATTTCATACGCAAGTAGGTTCTGAATGGCCAGATACCATCTCTGTGGGATTTCTATTTGTCCTTGTAATGAACCGACATCTTGTATGTAGCGATGGCACCAAGCCACAATCTGAGGACTATAAATTCCTGGTGCAGGCCACAAGTACATGGACGGCTGAGGAATAGTTCTGTCAAACCAATACTGCAGTGGGTAATTGTTTGTGAAATTCTTGTTTGGCAAGTTGACATAGTCATCTCTATTCATTCTTGCCATCGGAATTTCAGTTAGATTAGATCCGAACACAACTTGATAAACTGCCATGTTCACACCGGCAGTTTGAACAATCCGCCAATACGGTTGGGTTGCAGATGGGTCGAGATCATAGTATAACCATGTACCTGATACCCAATTAACAGCTCCTGGGCTAGCTACTGTAGTCCACGTAACACCATTGCTTGAATATTGAATCTGAATGGTTACAGAACCGCTGACAGCCGGCAAAATACCAACTGTACCCATATAAATACCATTTCCAGTACCTAGATTAATACCGATTGAGCTAGTATTGTTTGTACATTGGCAAATATTGGTGTACTGACCATCAAATGCATAACTTCCATTACCTGTAGTTGAATAACCACCTGTAGTATTGGCTGTAAGTGTTCGATAATTGGCATTTAGTACGTCTACAACACCTGAATCAAGATAGTAAATGTAGTGATCAGGCACCATGCCTAAAACAAGCTTCTGAATACACCAATATTGGATACCTCTATTGGCTAGATGAGACAAAACATAGTAAAGACTGTCTTTCGAAGCTGCTACTTGCTCATCTGTCAACTCTTCAGCTAATTTACCGGCTCTGCGTGCTCCGTGATCAATTAGTTGTTGAACTGATATGACTGTCTGAGAAACAGTGCCACTTGTAGACATTTACCATCCTTTAATGTCATGTTTCTTAGTTTGACCACCTGTGGCACAATGCCATCTTTTTAGCGATGCTGCTTTACGAGTAGGACGACCTTTTTCATCTTTCATCGGTCCTTTCATTCCGCTCATTCTAGCACAAAAGCTATCATGTCTTGGTCCTTTTTCTTGTGGTGCTTTAAGATGACTTCCGGTTTCTCGATTGACTTTATCTCGACCTTTTTGAGTTAATCCTGCACCTCTATCTGTAGGAAGTTTTTCACCTCGTTTAACAGAAAGATGGACATCACCACCATGCTTTTTGCTTTGTGAATGCTTTAAGTCATAGTCTGTAGGAGCACCTTTGCTGCCAGGTTTACGCATATGTTCGCCTGACCCATGCTTGATTCGTTCTTGCTTAGCATGTATATTGTCCCATAAGCCACCAGATTTCTTTCCCACAGACCGCTTGGTAGCATATGCAATTGCAACGGCTTGCTTAACTGGTTTGCCGGCTTTAACTTCAGCGGACACATTCTTACTAAAAGCCTCTTTTGATTTACTTTTAATAAGTGGCATGATTAAGTTCCTACACCAGTTACATTGTTGTTAGCTTGAATCAGCTTACCGTTTACAACCAATCCAGCGCCAATTGTGCTTGAACTTGCTTTCAATTGAAATTGAAGATCAGTTTTTTGAGTATACCTAAAAGGGTTCGGCCTTGTAATTGTAAAGATCGAAACAAAAGGTTGTTGCAACACGCTTAAAGTCACACCAGTCACGTTGTTTGTGGCTTGTACGTTATAGGTTATGATAACACTACTTGTATAACTATTGCTTGTATTGATCTCAACTTGATCTAAATAAAAATCATAGTTTGCAGGCACGCTGTACCAAGCATTTTGAGACTTACCAATACCTACGTTGATTTGACCGTAAGTTGTTGTGCTTACTTTAATTGTAATTTGACCAACATTTGTTGTTTGGCCGGATGCCGGAGTTGTCAAAAACAAATTGTTGATCCTCAAATAACTATTCACTGTGGTTGTTCCACCAGTTGCAATAGTTACTGTCTCTGAAATTTGGTTCCAATTTGCATCTAAACCAACTACAAGTACTGTAGCTCCATTGTCAGTTGCAGAGCCACTTGCCACAACCATAGTGGAAGCTGATGCTGGAAAAGTATACGCTGAAGCATTTTCCCAAACTGCAATTGATGTAGTACCAACAGAAGGCTGATACCCAAAAATATTAACTGTGCTATGGCCTGCAATTTGACCACGAGCAACTTGCAAGTCAAATGGCTCATACGCACCATTTCTAGTGACTGACGCAACAATATTATTACTCATGTCTAATCCTCAATAAAAGAGAGGGGCCGAAGCCCCGCCTCTTAATAGTTACACTTACCGCCGGCTTTTTTATGAGTCGACATTTTTGAAGTATGGTGCTTAGCATGTCCACCATGCTTCATAGGATGGCCTTCCATTTTTTCATGACCACCGTGTGCATGCTTTGCTGCATGCTTATGCATGTGCATATGACCTTCTTCATGATGACCATGAGTAGTGTGGTGTGCTGCATGACCATGGTGTACTTTGCCGCCATGCTTGTATGCATCAATCTTTCTATTCACTTCACCAGTGCCAGACTTTTTGGTGGGCATTTTTTCGCCGTCATGCATGTCATTCAAGTATTTGTCAGCAACACTTTGTGACACTGTTCCACCTTTAGCATAGTGATGTTTCTTAGTGTGGCCACCATGTTTGTAGCCTTTACCTTCAACACCACTAGTCTTTGTCTGCTTAGCAAGACCTTGCTTGGCTTCATGCACTTTATCTTGTACATCAATCTTAGGTTTCAATGCATCACGTGCTTGAAACTTATCACCTTTAGCAGCTAAACCGCCATCAGCATAATGATGTTTCTTAGAATGACCGCCATGCTTATAGCCAGGTGAACGTACACCACCTGTGCCTGCTGGTTTTGTAGGTCCTTTATCTTCTACACCACCAAGCAAACCACCGGGAACTGCACGTTGCATACCGCCTTTAGCCATGTGAGCTTTACCGCCATGCTTAAGACCGTGGTGAGCTTTACTAGCTTTCATGCCTTCATGATGCTTAAGTTCTTTTTCGATCTTGTGCATTTCATGCATTTCAGCTTTGTGCTCTTTACCGCCTTCAGCCATGTGATGTGCTTTACCACCGTGTTTACGCATTAACATTGCAGGAGGTCTAGCTGCCATCATTGGCGCACGTCTTGGCATTGCAGCAGCCATCATAGGCGCACCACCCATTGCCATATGCTTTTTGTGCTTGGCATGTCCACCACGTTTCATACCATCACCAACTTCATCAGCTGAAGGTTCAGTGGTCATTTCTTTAGGCTCGCGGCCAAATGAGGATTTTGACATTTTTAAGCTCCTTTAAGCTTGGGTGATGCCGAGCAAACCTGTTGCTGTGGCGTTAGGACCAACCTGAATTGCTGTCAAACCTAGAGTAATGACAAGCTTATTATATCCATTCAGTGTTCCTGCAGGAATATAAGTTCCACGAACATCAGGTGTTACTGAACTAGACACAAACTGAGGAACCATACTTGCAGCACTAGCAGTATAAGAACCTGTGGCTGCCAAATATGTACCAGCAAGATAGTTGGCTTGTGTGGATGAAAGCTTACCTGTGGTTGAAGATACATATGTCCACCAGTAAGTTGTACCTGTACTAATACCAGTAGGGGGTGTACCAGTAAACTGTACCAAAGTGCCACTAGGAGGAGCATAGCCAACAGTTAAAACTCCTGGCGTTGCAATTGTCCAGCCAGTAACAGCTTGTGTGTTGTAATTGGTTGTATTGCCATAGTAACCATATGCCAATGTACCAACATCCACGTCAACTGAACCAGTGAACCCGGTGTCAACAACATAGGCTTCATCACTAATACGGCAAGGCAAACCCATAGTAGTAGTTGTGTCAACTGATACAGCAACTGCTGTAGCTGCTGAGAATGCAACTGAGTACACTTGGAAGAAAGCTTTGCGGCCTTTAGTGGTTGTGGACTGAACAGTGCCTGTCTGAATAATTTCAGTCATTGACTGTCCATAGTAATCATAACCAGTGATTGTCACTTGAGAATTGGTTGGTGAACCAGATCCGGTAGTCACTGACAAAGCACGAGGATAGTCCAACTGAGTAACTGTCAAACCATTGTTCAACAATACTTGAGTTGTACCACCTGTACCATAGGCAAGTGCTGTACCGCTATAGGTAGTTGCTTGTGTAGGCGTTTTGGCAGCCAACACAGCAGCAGTTGTAGCAGCAGCAGGTGTTGTGTCATAAAGGTAAACACGACCCATTGGGCCGAAACCTAATGACATAGGAGAAGGATTTCCTAATGCACTGTTGGAATTTGTACCAACATATGATTGTGCGGACCCTAGGAAGAGGTCATCTGAAAATTGTGGCATTTTGTCTGCTCCATGAAAAGTATGACAAGTTTTAAAAAAGGGGAAGGTTTTACCCTTCCCCGCTTGGCTTAAGCGCCGGGTGTACCATACATGGCACGTGGATCAGTCCAGTTAGGGATGTAACGCTCAGTGGCTTTATAGCGCATTGAGTCAGTTTCAAAATCACCTTCCATGGTCTTCTCCAAGGCACGACGCATCATGAGTTTCATACCCTCAGGAGCATCGGTCTGTACCCACCAGTTAGTGGACGAAGTCAAACGGCTGATCACGGTAGCGCCTTCAGGCAACAAACCAATTGATTTAATTGGGTTGATGTCGTTATTGGCTGTACCGGTACGCAACACTGACTTTAACAACACTTCAGCTTGGAACACGTTACCAGGGGCAACCACAAGCTTCAAAGGTTGGAGACGGATTTTCTTACCGTTGTTGTCAACGGCTTGACGAATCTGAATCAACATTTGCTCAAGTGACGTCTGGCTAAGAGCAGCAGCTGTTGCCAACTGATTGCTGAATGAACCAACTGCAATGGGGTGTGCTGTGTTAATCAAAGATACGCCGTCACCACCTGTGTAAGAGCTATTGAAAGCTCT